AGCTCGACAGTCTCAAAGCCTCGGGACGTTCCGTCGATGATCTTGCTATTGACGTGACGCCACGCGCTGCACTCCCCCCAGGAGAATCGGAGACGCCTAACGCTCCGCTCTCGGACGAAATGCGTGACTGGATCGATAACTTCTGAGGTGCGTCATCGCACTTTCTTGCCAACCGTGAAGATTTTACCTTAACCTAGGTGTGTCTACAGAAAAGACTTGACCCCGATTGTTACACCTAGAGGCGGCACCTTGTCTGACATACTTCCGACCGGAAAGAACCAACTCCCTTGCGCACGCTATTCTGCGCGCTTCGGCCAGGAGCTTACGGAACGGGAGCGTGAGGTCATCTCGCACGTCCTTCTCGGTATTTCGAATGCTCAGATTGCCGATGCCCTCTTCATTCATCATAAGACGGTGAAGTTCCACCTGAGTCGAATTTACAAGAAGCTCGGAGTGAAGAATCGAGGGCAGCTCATCCTTAAGGAATGCGGACGATGAGCGACTCTGCAGCTCTTCAGCGCTTCGTCGCCTACAGGAACGATCCATGGAAGTTCCTCTGCGAGTGTGTCTTCACGAGGGATGAGGTCGATGCGGAGTCGCCAATTAAGCTCTACCCAGGGAATGATCCGGACTTCGCCTACCTCAAGTTCCTCGTCGCAATGTGGATTAAGCATAAGAAGATCGGCGTACCGAAGTCTCGCCGCATGACCGTCTCATGGACTTTCATCGCTCTCGCCCTCTGGGAGTGCATCTTCTTTAAGGGCAAATTCTGGGCTTTTACGTCGAAGAAGGAAGAAGATGCGAAGGAGCTCGTCGAGCGAGCCGAATTCATCTTTAAGCACATTCCTCCGGACAAGATCAGTCCGGAACTCCTCCCGAAGCTCAAGCGTGGAGAGATGCAGACTTCACCTCCGGTCATGGACTTCGAGGAGATCTATTCGAAAATCCAAGGCTTCCCTCAGGGAGGAAATCAACTCCGTCAGCGCGGATGCTCCGGCATTCTCGAGGACGAGTGCGCCTTCCAGGAGGAGAGCGAAGATACTTATGTCGCTGCGGAGCCTACGATCAAGGGCGGCGGACGCATGATTAAGGTCTCCTCGCGGGCGACAGTCGATAAGGGCTTCTTCAAGAAGATCTGCTTCGATCAGCTCGACGCACAGGACATTAGATTTCCGGAAATTCCACCTGTCCAGCCCAAGTCACCCATGGAGGGTGTCGAAGTTTGGACGAATCCGAGGAATGAATTCACCATCATCGATCTCCACTACACGGCAAATCCGAAGAAGCGCGGCGCGGAATTCCGTGAGGGTCTCCGTCGGACCCTTCCCATCAGGAAATTCCTCATGGAGTACGAAAAGTCCTGGCAGACCTACGAAGGAAAACCCGTCTACGAGGACTTCAATGCGCTCCTTCACGTAACACAAGTTGAGCCGAAGATTCAGGTCGGACTTCCCCTCCTCATCGGATGGGACTCCTCGGGCCTCACTCCCGCAGCAGTCCTCGCGCAGCTTCAAGGAGAGCGCCTCGTTGTTATCAAGGAGATCGTCGAAATGGGAATGGGCGCAAAGCGCTTCGTCCCCTTCGTCGCGCAGTGGATCCGTCTCAATCTCCCTCAATGTGCGGACCTCGAGAGGCAGACAATCTCCTTCTTCGACCCCGCCGGTTTCAAGAAGAATGAAATTACAGAAGAAACCTATCTCGCAGAGCTCATCAAGGGAGGATTCAAGCAGATCCGTCCCGGTGCAATGACTTGGAAGAAGAGGGTCGAGGGTGTCGTTGAGCTCCTCCTCGGCCTCTCCAGGGGCGATAGTAAGATCCTAATTTATGAAAAAGGCTGTCCCATCCTCACTGCCGCCTGTAAGGGCGGCTTTCGCTACCCCGAAGGCATCTCCGATGCAGAACCGGACAAGCTCAAGCCCATTAAAGACATCCATAGTCATCCAAGCGACGCGCTCCAGTACCTCTGCTCGGGGCTCAAGAGCTACAAAGAGAGCAATTACGCGCAAGGAGAGGTTCCAACGCCGACTTACGGATTCCAGAAAGACCAACACACAACAGATAGCAATGATCGACCAACCCTAAGGAAGAGATATGGCTAAAGAAGCAGCAAAAATGACCGACGCCGAAGTAGTAAAGTACATCCTCGCATGTCGTGAAGAGTCCAGGTCCTCGAAAGTGGATCGAATGAAGACGAATAAGGACAATTACAATGCCTTTCACCTAAGGCACGACTTCTCTCACAAGAGGGACGGGCAGAGTACGGAAGTCCTCTCCAAACAACCCATGGCAGTAGAGCAAATTAAGTCCTTCTTCCAACAGGCTCTTGCCGATCTCGGCGACTGGTGGAGTGCGGAGGCCTGCTATGCGGATGCAGAGGTTGCCATGAAGGTAAAACCGCACGAGATCACGAAGCTCACGAACTACAAACTCGAACGCGCGGGGTACTTCAGTCACGTCGGCAACTCCATCGAGAGTGCACTCCTCGCAAGTCTCGCAATCAGTAAGACGAGGGGCGTATCCTGCCCGAAACCTAAATTCGTCGCACGCAAGAAGGGTCGCGGTTCAAAGCTCAAGCGCTGGGTGGAGAAGATCGACGACGAAACCTGGGACATTAAATTCGATAACGTCAGGGCGGAGAACTTCTACCCCGATCCTACGGGCTGTAAGCTCTACGAGATCGAGGACATCTGGCTCGACTATCATGAAGTCCTCGAGATGGCGACCGGAGAGGACGCAATCTACGATAAGGCTCTCGTCGAAGCGCTCCCTCGTGCAGGAATGACCGATGCGGTCGAAGAAACGGGACGCCGAAGGGAGACGAACCAGAATACACCGATCAGCGGACATCGTCCGAAGGTTAAGATTACGGAATTCTGGGGCTGTATCATTGATCCGACGACAGGCGAGGAAGTCTACGAGAACTGTGTCGCTACGATTGCAAACGACACGCATCTCATCCGTCCTCCGGAGCCAAATCCCCTATGGCACCAGCGCTCTCCCTACACCTACTCGCCACTCATGGAAGTCGCCAATTCCGTTTGGCATAAAGCGCCAATGGACTCCCCGACGAAGCATCAAGAGGCACTCACTGAGCTCTACAATCTCATCGTCGATGCCGCAATGATGGAAGTTCATGCGATCAAGCAGCTCCGTACGGACGCACTTGATAACTCAGCTCAAGTGCAGGATGGAATTCGTCCGGGAATGACCCTTAAGGTCAACTCCCTCCTCGCCCCCGGAGCAAAAGTCCTCGAACCCGTCACTGCAGTGACCATTCCCGCTGAAGCGCTCAATGTCTTTAATATCATGGCGCAGGAGTTCAATGCCTCAGCCCTAACGAACGATCTCCGTCAGGGCGTAATGCCCTTTCGCGCAGTCAAGGCGACTGAAGTCGTCGAAGCCTCTCAGACAATTACGTCCGTCTTCCAAGGGATGGCAAAGAACTACGAGGCAAGACAGATCGTCCGTGAACTCGAACTCGCATGGCAGACGACAGCGCAGAATTGGGACCGCATCTCCCGCGAAGAGTTCATCTCTCTCTTCGGAGCCCAGAGGGGAGCGGAGCTCGCCGACCTTCCTCCCGAGGAAGTCTTCGCCTCAACAGTCAATGGCATTCGTTTTCGTGTCTACGGAGTCACACTCACCCTCTCGAAGGCGCAGGACTTCCGAAAACTCACGACCCTCCTTCAGACAATCTCCGCCTCTCCACAACTCATGGAGGAGTACGTTAAGAAGTACGACCTCGGAAAGACTCTCGGCGAAATCATGACCTCACTCAACATCGATAAGTACAAGCTTGAGATTCCGCAGGAAGTTCAGGCGACAATGATGCCTCAGGAGCAGGCACCAGAGCAGGGCGGTCCAGATATGATGTCTCAAGTACCTTCCGCAGCGTCCGGATCCCTTCAGGACATGATGGGTGGCGGAGCGGAACTTCCACAGACTTCCTTTCCGGGAAGTCCAGCCATCCCCGGAGGTAATCAGTAATGCCGTACAAGTCACAAAAGCAAAGAGCGAAGTTCCACGCACTACTCAAGCAGGGGAAGATCAGCCCTGAAGTCGTCGCAGAGTTCGATAAGGCCTCCAAGGACCTAAAGCTACCAAAGAGGGTCAAACCGAAGAAAGAGAAGAAGCGATGAACGACCAGGAAAGGGACGACCTAATCAAAGAGGCTCGCATCTTCTACACGATTGCCCCACTCGTCGGGCCGATCCTCGACAAGTGGAAGACTAACGTCATTTCTCGGATGAGACTCGCACAGCAGGCAGGAGAGCGGGAGCATACGGCACTTGTCGCCGAACTCTCCGCCTACATGAACATAGAAGACGAAGTTAGAAGAAAAGAACAAACCTACAACGCATTACTGGAGAAACAAAATGGCAGAGAGTGAAATGATGAAAGAAGTCGAAAGCGTAAATCAACTCGCACGTGGCTTAGCTAGTGGTACAATGGCAGAAGATGAAGTTACTACAGCGGAGAAATCGGAAGAGAAGTCCGAGGTCAGGGCAGACGGAGCCGAAGGCGAGGCCCCCGCTGAGAAGGCCGCAGGAGAGGTCGAGGAAGAAGAGATCCGAATTGGAGATCAAGTCTTCAAGACACAAGCCGAAGCTTTCCGTTACGCCGAAAAACTCGAGCAGGAAAAACTCCTCACTGAAGCTCACTCCGCAGGTATTCAAGAAGTCCTTAGGGCTCAAGCTGCAAGTCAACCAGCGCCCATCGTTGAAGATAAATTCGACGAAGAGTTCTACGCTAATCCTAAAGCGACCCTCGAGAAAGTAAAGCTCCAGGCGACGGCGGACGCAGAAGCTCGCATAGACATGAAACTCGCACGAGAAAAACAATGGGATACTTTCCTAGAGAAGTACCCAGACATTCGTAGGAAGGATGCCGAGCGCATCTTGAGCGAACAATGGGATACGCTCGGAAAAATAACTGACCTCGAAAAAGGTATGCAGGTCCTCGCTCAAAGAGTGAGGGCGGATTATGCAGAACTCGAGGAAATTCGCAAACCTAGAACGGCACTCCCCGAAAAAAAGGGAGCACAAACTTCGCGCTCCGGAGGCTCCCCCATAAGTGTAACACCAAAGGAAAATGAAGCCAGACCGTTGACATTAGCGGAACAAATGCGGACCCTAAAGAGGCACAGTTAAGTTTTCCCGTCGAGTCAAAGGTTTGACCAAGGAGCGGGAGCACAACCAAGGAAGGTAATTCAATGGCACTACAATCATGGGTTAATGATGGCGTCACGGGCGTCTATAAGAATCACGACCTGAGCTCCAAAATTCGCATGGCCGCTATTAAAGAGGCGAAGTTCATGCAATTCGTTAAGCCCGAAGAAGGCTACGGTAAGAAAAAGGGCGAGTCGGTCACTATCACTCGTGTCTCTAACGTAACCGTACCCTCTGACGACACACTCTCAGAGCTCGCTCGCATCCCCGAGGACACCATTGCCTTGAGCACTCAAGCAATTACCGTAGCTGAGCGCGGACGTGCAATTCCCTACACTAAACTGAGTGTAGATCTCGCACACTTCGACCTTCAGAGCGCCATTCAAATGAAACTCAAGGATCAATTGAAGCTGAGCATGGATAAAGCCGCAGGCGCTAAGTTCGTCGCCGGTCAAATCCTCGCAATTCCCACCGGAATCTCCGCTACTACCTTCGAGACTGATGGTTCTGCCTCTAACGCAGCCGTATCGAACCTTAACATGTACCACGTCGAGTCCGTTCGCGACTACATGTACAGCACATTGAATATCGCTCCTTACAGTGGCGACGACTACATGTGCGTATGCGTAACTCTTGCGAAGCGCGGCCTCTTGCGCGATCCCTCTTGGATTGACTGGAAGAAATATACTGATCCAGCCGCCAAGTACAATGGTGAGATCGGTCGAATCGAGAACATCCGTTTCATCGAGACGAACAACAGTCAGACTTCGGGCGGTCTCCGCTCTGGCGTCGGCACTGGTTCCGTCCTCGGCGAAGCAGTATTCTTCGGCGCTGATCCCGTAGTAATGGCCGTAGCGGAAGATCCGCATCTGATCGCAGAAGAAAACGTAGGCTCTGACTTCGGTCGTTCGAAGTCTGTCGCATGGTACGGCATCTATGGATTCGGCCAAGTATGGTCCGATTCTGCCAATGCCGGTGAAGCTCGCGTAGTTTACATGACAAGCACTTGATCGATTTAACTTAAGGAGATTTGAAAAATGGCTTACCCCTCAGCACAAGGACACCTCGCATACTTCGTACCCGTACAGGCAATTGCTGCTAACGATACGAAGCCTCTATGCGCGATCAATACGGCAGCAGCGAATGGAACTCACGGCGAATTCGTATGTGTAGTACCCTGCACAGTACGACAACTCCGCGCAGCTCTCGTTCTCGCCTCCGTAAACACCTCAGTTACTGCGAAGATCAACTTCACGAAGTACACTCTCCCTTCAGCGGGCGGTACTTCAACTTCAGTTGGTCAAATCGCAATCGCCGACGCTAAGGTCGCCGGTACGGTCTTCTACAAGGACCTCACCGCAGGCGTATCTTTCGCAATCGGCGACGTAATGCAGGTTGCATGGACCGTAGGGACAGGCGGCTCGGTCGCCGGTCAAGCTGTAGTCTCTTGGGACTGCGAACTTGATCCCGAAGTTCCCGGAAACAATTCCGACATGGTCGCTTCAGCATAAGGAGCTGACAAATGGCAGATATTGCATCTGGTGACGTAACCTACACTCTCATTAAGGCGAGAGTGGGAGACGGAAGCCTCAAAAAGAATCTCGTGCGCCTCTCCTTCGGGGATGGCGCTCTCACTTACCCAGCAAGCGGAATTCCACTGCTTAAAGGTAAGATGGGCTGTCCTGTAAATATCGAGAGCATGGTCGTAGTCGATGTCGGCACGTCCGCATATCGTTTCCAGTACGATCAGTCCGCAGAGAAGCTCGTAATGATCTACGGCGCACATTCGCATGACTTTAAAATCATCGCGGGTCAAGCTGCAGCATCAACGGATGCAATCTCCGCAAAGACTCTGACTCTCGGAAAAGAATCCGCAACGAATATCACAATCGCCGGAGCGAACTCAGCAACTCTCGGAGGTGTCGTAGCGACGACTTCCGGAGGCGAGCCGAGCGCCGTGGCAATCGCCGCACAAGTGATTGAAGTTGAGGTAATTGGGTACTAGGCTTTAGGCCTAACCCAAACGAAGGACAGACAATGCGCAAGGAAGAAGTAAAAGAAGAGACACCCGCAGGATTCGACTTTCGAGTAACCTACCGTGATCGCATTACGGGAATGGTCTCTCATACGAATCCTTACACGATGCACATCATCGGTGATGAGCGAAAGCAAGTAATGGAGCGCCCCAAGGGTTCCGGAAACTGCTGGGATGCTCAGAATCAGCCCGCTGGCCGCATCATGCTCAAGGGTGAGGGACGAAACGCAAAGCTCGTCCTCGATCCCGACGCGAAGCATATCGCATGGGCCGAGCCTGAGACTGCAGATCAGAAGCTCGCCCGCGACGTAGCGGCACAGAAGGCCGAGAATGCTGCCCTTAAGGCGGAGCTCGCTGCAATGAAGGCCGAATCGGACGCGAAGGCACCGAAGACCGCGCAAAAACCAAAGGAGAGCTAAGCCTCTCCTCCAGGGAGGAAGTTTGGCTCAATTTCGAAGTACCGCAGACATTCTAGATCTCGCTCTCCTAGCGGCGGGCGAGGTAACTAACGGAAATTCACCCTACGAAGCGCAGGCCCTAAACTACATCAATCGAGTGCACTTCGCTATCGTTGCGGGCGGGACTATCCCTCTCGGCAAAGACGCAACAGTGGATATTGATGAGCCCTGGACCTGGGCCCAGGCCGAGCGCCCCCTCATCCTCGAACTTCAGCCAAAGTACAACACGGGATCCGTCACTCTTACGCAGGGGAGCGAGGCTGGTACCTTTTCCTCGGCTCCCACGGACTCTCTCGCAGGATGGAATCTCCGTATTACAGGAAGAGATGAAGTGCTCAGGATCGCATCCCATACGGCAGGAGGTACGGCTTTCGAGCTCGACGGTGCCTATCCGGACGCTTCGGGCTCCGGTCTGAATTTCGAATCCTTCCTGCTCGACTACGATCTCGTCCCCTCCTATCTCGTCATCGATTCGACGAACAACAAGATACAGTTTCAAAAGGCCGCAGCATCCCCCCTTACAGGGACTCTTACGTCAGGAACCTACACTCCGGCGCAGCTCGTAGCGCATATCGCTTCCGTTATCACTGCTGCAGCAGGGGGACCTACGGTCACAGGATCTTACTCCTCGACGACGAAACTCTTCACGCTCACGAGTGATCTCGCAGGGGCAACGCTCTTTCAAATCATCGGAAATGGCTCGCAGTCTAAGTACTCCGTCCATCGACTCCTCGGATTTGACGACGTGACAACAGCGTCAGCGGCAGCTCAGACTTCGACTTACGTCCTAGGGGGAATCGCACGCCTCGTTGAGCCGATGAAGATAAATAAGGGAGCGGGCGGCACAGGATCTCTCCTCGGGGTCGACTCCGAGACCTTTCAGAGGAATTACCCTCTCCGTGTTATCACGGAAGCTTATCCTGACCGTTACACAGTACTTCGCGAAACGAATGAAGGCATCCTCACGCTACGCCTCAATGCCTACCCTACAGATAAGACACGCATCGAGATCGAATACATTCCCGTCCCGCGTGACCTCAAGGATGATGCGACTTCCGTCCCTCTAATTCCGCGAAAGCATTCCGACGTCCTCGAAGATGCGACCGCTTTTTACATCTGCTTCCTCAAAAATGACGACAAAGCACAGAGTTTCGCCGCCCTCGTACAGGGAAAACTCAGCGCCATGACCGCACAAAAAGATGGCGGGTTACAGCGAACTGGAGAGAATTTCGGGCAGCTAATCCCGCGTAGAGACAGGACAAGAGGGTTTCGGCGCTTTTTTGATAGGGAGCCCTATTAAAAATGGGATACACAGGACAAGTCGCACATATTCCATTCGGTCAGCTCGGTCTCCTCACGGACGTCCCTCCCGGAGATGTTCCACGTGGAGCATTCATCAAGGCGAACAATGTAAGCTTCGAGACCGGCTCCATTACGAAAGCGCCAGGATCCCTGCGCTATAACACGCAAGTCCTTCCCGCCTCCGTCTGTGCTGTCATTGACTACTGGCCCACGACCTCAACGCAGAGAATGATTGCAGCTTGTACGAATGGCTCGCTCTATAGGGATATCGGTGATCGTCTCTTTTCCGATGCCGTAGCAATTAACTCAGGACTCATGGATCTCACGCCGAAGTGCCAGTTCGTTACGGGCGGACAAGAGGTCCAAGGAAACAACAAGAAGCTCTTCCTCTTCTCCGGAACGAATCAGCTCTATGTCCTCTCCGGAGATGCAGACGAATTCTTCCCTGCAGGCAATCCCGCTGCCGACTGGACAACGCCAAACTATCCGAAGTTCGGCTTCGTCCATCAGGCCCGACTTTGGGCCTTCATGGGACAGAGGGCTTACGCTTCCGATACAGCAGATCATGAGAATTTCGTCTCCAATAATCTCACCTTCGCCATTTATCCGGGCGAGGGGGGCGAGATCGTCGGCGGCTTCGTCTTCAAGGGCCGAGCCTTCGTCTTCAAGGAGGGCGGCTTCGTCTACTATCTCGACGATCAGGATCCCGACGATACGAACTGGGTATGGAGAAAACTCGCCTCGAATTTCGGTCTCGCCTCCCCTAATGGCATCGTACAGGTCCTGGATGACATGATCGCAGCGAATGAGACGGGCTCCCTGATCTCCTACAATGCGACACAGGCCTTCGGTGACATCGAGTCAGCCGACATGCTCCGTATCCTTCAAATCGAGGATTACTTCAGAAAGGCTACAAACAATGCCGGCCTCGAGTACCTCCATGCCCTCTACTACGAGGCGAAGAAGCAGCTCTTCTTCACTTGGCGCAGTACCTATCGGACGACAAACGATATGCTCTTTCATGTCGACTTCAATAAGCAGAGTCCGCGCGCTGCCTTCTGGACTAAAGATAGTGCCGAATGTCTCGCACTCAGGAAGGGCCTCGATAAAGTACAAAGACCAATCTACGGATCGAGCGACGGCTACATCTACCTCATGGACCGAGAGGACCGACTCGTCGGAGGATCTGCCTTCACGGGCTCCTTCAAGACGGGTCACATGGACTTCCGCTGGATGGATGAGCGTTTCGCTCATAAGAATAAGATTTTCGACTACCTCGCCATCGAATTCATTCCGCAGGGCGAATGGAACCTCTCCGTCGATGTCTTCATTGATGGAAAATTCTCCGAGACGATCAATTACCTTATGGACGTCAGGGATGACGGGCTCGACACTTTCACGCTCGGCTCAGGCAGCGGCGGAGGCATAACGACTCCGACAGGGGGCAACGGCGATCCGCTCGGTAGGGAAGAGAGCCAGACAGTCCAGATGCCGCTCCACGGATCGGGGCGGCGCATTTCTTTCGAATTCCGTCAGAGTGGCGCAAATCAGAATTTTTCGATACCGTCAATAGACGTAGGATTTCGCCCCTCAGGCGAACAAGCAACACGAGTATAGGAGTAGCGAATGGCCGGATCATTACAACCAAGAGTGAAGACCTGGGTTTCGACGGAAGATGTCGTCTACAGCGATCTCAATGCGGAGTTCGATAACGTCCTTCTCGCAATGCAACCTCTCCTGACGGACGACTACTCGACTGACGTCACACAGATGCAGACAGCAACGGATCCGGGTGAGGTCGGCTCCGAGTCGAAGGCGACCACGCTCGCAGGAGAGCTCGCCCGCCTCCGTTTCATCATCAAGGAGATTACAGGGGAGAATTACTGGTACGAGAGTCCCATTGCCTCCCTCACCGGCATCTCAAATGCTATCGGAGGAGGACTCTCTCCGAATCGCCTCGTCTCCGGACGTATGCTAGCGACTTCCGCACAGCCTGCCTTCCTAGTCCCTAACGGCGCCGCACGCACGGTTAAACTCGACGGCACGCCTACGAATTTCACCTATTATGTTGATGGAACTTCCTACACAATCAGCACTGACGTTACACTTACGAGCCTCACGGCAGCGCCCTCTTCGAACAATACGTGCCTCATCAATGACGCTCTTGCGACGGGAGCGCAGGACTGGACACGCAATGCTGGCGAGGACGGAACGGAAATCATCGTCGATACCATGGGGACGGAGATTACCTCTCTGATCGGAAAGTTTGCCGCCTTTAAGCTCGTCGGAGCCTCGACGGAATACTTCCTCGCTTACGTTGCCTCTTCGACTTCCCTCACGAAGGCTAGACGCGGCTTCTTCTTCGACTCCTCCGATGCGCCAGTGAAGAGAACGACCTATACGAATAACGACACGATCTCCCTCATGAAGCTCTCCTGGATCTACGCGAAGTCCGACGGCACACTTGAGGTCGGCTACACGAATCCAAACTGGGGTAAGGATGAGCCCCTCTCTCCTGCGACTGGAGACTTTTGGTACGATACGGACAATCAGACCTGGAAGAAGTACTCCGGTACTGCATTCCTTGCCGCCTCGAGCACTCTTGTCGGAGTCTGTATTCAAGATACGACAAATACAGTCGGTGCACGATCCTTCGAGTTCTTCCAGAACTATGCGGACGCGAATACATTTGAGATCTATCCGGAGTCGAACTCACAGGTCAAGACTCGGGCACAGGGAGGTCTTGCGAACGTCTGGGGTACGACGATCAAGTACGAGCAGAATCTCATAACTTGGGACATGACTCTTGATCTCGAGTCCGGAGTGACGGAGGCCGCATCGACCTTCTACTACTTCTACCTCACTGAAGAAGGCGATAAGGTCATCTCGAATATTAAGCCTTACAATAGGCACGATCTCTTCGGACAGTACCATCCGCACAATTCGTGGCGCTGCCTCGGTCGTGCCTTCAATAATGCCTCATCGAATCTCGAGCAGGTTGAGTCCTACTACAGAAGTACGCGCTCGGACGCTCAGCTCATCCGCTCTGTCACTGCCGTCGATGTGATGCTTCCCTCGGACCGCGTAATTACGCTTTCCGGAGCGAGCTTCACGACAAACCTTCCGCCCGCAGCAATGAATCGCGGAGTGACTCTTACTTTCATTCACGGAGGAACTTCCCTCACACAAGTCTACACTCTCGCCCGTTATGGAGGTGACACGATCAGTGGAGCTACCACTGTCGCCTTGCATACGAATGGACAAATTCTTCGCATCATGAGCGACGGAACGAATTGGCAAATCGTCTCAAACTACGCACAGACGGCATGGGCAGATGCAGGTGCCCTCACCGTAACGGGCTCCGGAGGAAATCCTACGAAGGGGACGAATACGGAGAAGTTCTGGTGGCGACGTCACGGAAGCGGCCTTCAGTACCGCTACGAATACGATCAGACAGCCCTCGGCTCTGCCGCCGCAGGGACTGCCGCTTACATCTGGGCACTCCCTTCGAATCTCGCCTTCGACACCACAGTAGTGCGAACAAATGGCAGTGTCGTTAATGACATCAGGGGCTCGTACGTAGGAACTGGACGAGGATCTGCCGCCTCTGACGGTGCAGGTAACGCGACCTTTTATGTCCATGTCGTACCTTACTCTTCGACACAGTTCCTAATCGTCTACCAGTCAGTCTGCTCCTCTGCGGACGGAAGGCTCATGCGTATTTCAGGAGGAACCTCGACGGGCATTATCGCCAACAACTTAACCTTCAATCAGGCGCAAATGTCCTACTTCATCGAAGGCTCTTATCCAGTTTCTGGATGGCTCCCATGAGTCTATGGTCCGATTACTATAGCGAGCGTCTCGGCTGGCTCACGATTGAGGAGCCGGACGGCTTTGTCCTCTTCGCACTCAATCCGCCACGTGCGACAATCGAGGACATCTACGTTGCGCCCCGCGCGAGGAAGTCGAATCTCGCCCTTAGTCTTGCGAATCGAGTCTCTGCTCTCGCACGCGACGCGGGATGCAGCGAGATCATCACGCAAGTATGGCCAGGCACGAAAGGGGCGGAGCACGCAACGAGGATCAATATCGCCTACGGATTCAAGATGATCGGGGCGGAAAATGGTCGTATAATCTTCAGTAAAGCACTCGGAGGAATCGATGGGGAGTAAGAGTCCATTTAGCGGAACTAAAGCAGTTGGCGGTCTTATCGGGGGCGCCTCCGGCTACATGATAGGTGCGGGAATCGACGCCGGAAATGATGCCGCAAAGGCAGCACAGAATGCAGCGATGGCTCAGCAGGAGGCCGCTCGGCGCTCCTATGCGAAGACTGCACGGATCGTAAATCCTGCAACAACGGCAGGACTCCTCGCCTTCGACCGGGACATTAAGAGCCAGGAGAAGAATCTTGCCAGACAAGAGCAGCTCATCTCTCAGCTCGACCCGACAATCATTGAGGCGAGTCAACAGGCCCTCAGGCTCCTCCGTGGAGAGTCCTCGAGCACTCTCGCTCCGATTCAGGCGCAGAGGGATCAACAGAGGCAAAAGCTCCTCAACTCGCTCCGTCAGCAGCTCGGTCCCGGCGCCGAATCGAGCACCGCAGGAATCCAGGCACTCACAAGATTCGACGCGGAGACGAATCAACTCATGTCACAACAGCAACAGTCGGCACTTCAAGGACTGGGCTCACTCTCCTCGCAGTTCACCTCACAGAGACCGGACATGCTCCGAGAGATCAATGGGCTCTCGCAGTTCAATCAGGAGAAGACGAATCTCTCCTTTCGACAGGCAGCGGCCCTCTCGAGTGCCCGACTCGGACTCCAGCAAACGGCAGGGGCTCAGTATACAGGTGATCTCGTCAGGGCGCAGAATCAGCAGGCCCTCTCGAATCAAATCACAGGCGCCGTGATTCAAGGCGGTACGGCTTACCTCACGGGAGGACTCTCTACTCTTGGTGGTCCTGGGGCGACGAAGCCTACCGTTGGTGCGCAAGCAGGAAACTCATACTTCCCTGCGGGAACCATAGCATGAAGAAAGTCTCCCTCAACGAACTCATGGGAAGTGGCGGGAAAGCGGCGGAATCCGGCACTCTCTCGCTCGACGATCTAGGGAAACTCCTCGGAGAGCGGATGCCAAAGCTCGAATACTCTCCCGTCGGTCGTATGCGTCTCATGACCGCACTCAGGAATAGATTCGGAGACAGTT